GCGGCTTGGGAAGTCTAGGCATATCTGGCATAGCCAGCTTGGGAATTCTGGCACGTCTCTCGGGTCCGTGTTACGCGCCTTGCTGGCCTCTAGTTGCCACAACTCGTGGTCCGTCATGTTGTGTTCCTTCCTTTGGTGCTTCGAATGTTGCGCGGTGCTAGTTGGTGGCGATGCGTGGCCGCGTTACGTGCTCGGCGTGTGTCTAGTAGCCTAGCCAGTCCCGAAGATCTGCGATGGCGTAATAGTTTTTGACGCCTAGATTAGCGTTGAAGCTGGCGGGGCATTCGACCGACTCTAGCGTGCACGGACCAACACAGACTGTGCACTGGTCCGGCGTCCAACCGTGTTGGGCTATGATGCGCTCGGCTTGTTCTCTATCGACGGAGGCTCTAAGGTCGTGCATGTGGTGCGTCTCCTGGTGTGTGATTGGTTGTCGTGAACCATAGTAGTCTAGGTGGACGGCTCATGTCAAGACCTGTGGGGTGGATATTTGAGGGATTTTGACATGGGCCGGATTGACACCGCATCGGCACGGCTGCTAGGCTAGGACCGCCGAATGCACGTGGCCTCACAAGACTGGGGTAAAGAGCTCACTACGCCCTGTGGGTTCGAACGGCACTAAAGCCTAATGCTACGGAGAGTCTAGCCGTAGAGGCTGAAAAGCGATGGCGTAGAAGCGCCAATAAATTGCTGAGCGGCACCGTCCTGTATATGGGCGGCTTGCGCCCATTTTTCTCAGCTAGCGTAGCCTACAGGACCATCCGGGACGGCTGGATGTGGACCGGGGATATCGTCGCGGCTGGAGAGCTGGAGCCCGTGGTCAAGCAGCATCCGACGGTGGCAGACGCGGCGGTGATTGGGGTCCCCGACCCCGAGCCCTCTTCGACCGACACGCCGCTACCATAGCTACCATAGCGGAGAGCCCTCAGGGCCTAGCGCTAGGCCCTGGTAGTGGTGGTAGGTTCGGGGTTGTTTAACACTAAGGCGTGGGCAGTATCACGCTGGCGGGATAACGTCGGTGCCGTAATCCCCCCGCGTTTTCCAGCACGGGTTCTTTAATCCCCAAGCGAGCTGAAGAACCCGTTCTTTAACCGGCCGGCTGTGGCAGCGGAACGTGTTCCCTAGACCGCCCGGCCGGTTAAGGATCCGGGTGCCTTTATATAGGAGATGTCATCTTTCGCGAGAATTGTAATGCTTTCCTGGTTCATTTGTAGCTGTGCTACAATCCCGCCATGGGTGATTCATCTGCTGGGTACTCGCGGCCATTATGTGGGGATTCCGGCTGTAAGTTTGCGGACGTGGCGCATCGGCACGTATTACGGAGGGCTATAGGGAAAGTGGGGGACACTGTGGAGGTACCTGAGTCTGAGGTAGAGCGCTGGGTTGTACGTGGGGAGCCTCGTGAGGGGGAGTTAGTGACATACGCGGTGAACGTCCATGCATGGGGTGGAGACCGATGGAACTAAGTTCTTGTGAGTGGGGTCACGCGGGGCATGTCTAAGGAGCTTTTGAAGAGGGGTGAGACGGCAGAGGGGGCGACGTTACGTCCTCCTGTATCTGGGAGCAGTGCTGAGAAGCGGTTCTCGGACAGGAAGTTATCGCGGCGGGGGGATGGCACGTTTTTATCGGAGTCTCAGACCTCTGCTATGGAGGACGAGTCGGTTGCGGTGAAGGAGTACATGGAGACTGTCCCTCTGGAGTATGTGGAGGGGTGGGAGGACTTTTCACAGACCAAGCGCAAGGTGTTATTTGTGCTGCCGTTCTCCAGGACCATCCAACATGCGGCCAAGCGTGTTGGCACCACCGGCGGGTACATCCGTGTGGAGATGACTCGTGACCCTGTGTTCAAGGCGGCGGTCCACAAGGTCCAGAGGCGGGAGAAGCCCTCTCGCGGCACTATCCTGCGTCACCTTGTGGACAAGGCGTTCATGGAGTTGTATCTGAAGCTCGACCAGGAGACTGACAGTCCTGCCGACGAGAAGATTCGCATCCAGGCCGCTGAGTGGGTCGTTGGGCGCTTCCACGAGACCTTGAAGACGGGTGCTCTGCCGCCGGGGATTGTGGGTGACGGCACCAGGGACGACGAAGAGCCGGAGGGCCTTGACGGGCTGGAGTTGTCTTGGGTCAGCAAGATCATCGACCAGCACGAAGAGGAAGCCGTTCATGATGAGCCAGACGGAGACAGCGTTCCCGGCGTCCCGTAGGGGCGAGGAGTACCAAGACGCAGACTAGGCGCGCTCCCGTCCGGCTGAAGTACGACCCGCATCCCGGCCAGATGGCCGTCCACCAGGCGCGGGCTGACGGCGCACGGCGCATCGTCAGTAAGATTGGCCGCAGGTGGGGCAAGACCCGCTTCGGCATCGGTGACATGATAGAGGCCTACCATCATGTCCTCCAACAGCACCGCCCTGAGTCGATGGTCCCTCCCTTTCACGTCTGGCTGGTGGTCCCCAACTTCCCCCAGGCCCGGCAGCCCTGGAACGAGATGCAGCAACTCATCCCCAGAGAGTGGGTCACTCAGCTCAACCCGAGTGACTGGAACTTCTGGCTGCGGGGCAACGAGAGGTGGCAGCACCGCCAGGGGTTCGTCGAGGTCAAGACGGCCCACGACCCCGACGCCCTCCAGACCACCGGCGTAGACTACCTGTGGATCGACGAGGCCCAAGACGTACCCAACGAGGCGTTCGAGAAAGTGCTGCCCGTGTCCAGGAGCCCAGGCGTCCTCGGCTGGCAGTACTTCGACGGGATACCGTCCCTGTACCCCGAGCACTGGTTCGAGCGTGCCTACCGGGAAGCCGAACGCAACCCGCTGCACTTCTCCCATACCGCCACCTCCTTCGACAACCCGCTCCTGACCACCATCGACAAGGCCGAGATAGAGTCTGACCGAGAGGTGCTGTCCAATGCCGCATGGGAACGCTTGTACCTCGCGCAATACTCCGAGAACGCCGCCTTCTTCCGAAACGTATCTCAGTGCATCAGCGGCGACCTCCTCACTGAACCTACTCCAGGGCGGCAATACATCGCCGGGCTGGATGTCGGCTGGACTAACGACCCCTCCGTTTTCATACTCATGGATATGGAATCAAGGAGAGTCGTCAACCACTGGGAATGGGACGGCTCGGTGAGCTGGGTCCAGACCCGTGAGCACATCATGGCCATCCACGACGAGTGGGGCCTCAAGACCATCATCTTCGACGCTTCCTCCGGTGGCGGCAAGGCCGTCGAGGAAGACCTGATGAACACTGGTCTGCCCGTCGAGCCGTTCGCCATCGTGGGAGAGCGACGCAAGGAATTGCTCGAGAGGCTGGCCGGCGCGACCGAACGGGCGACGATTTCGTTCCCGCCGATCCCGCAGCTTGTCAGACAGCTAAGGGCCATGCAGATGCGCCGGCTCCCCGCAGGCGCATACCGGCTCCAAGTGCCCAGGGGCGAGCACGACGACTATATCTTCGCGCTAGCCCTCGGCCTGACCGCTTGCATCGAGGCGAGGGCTCCGGTGTCCACGCCTCCCCGCGCCAGCTCCAGTCGGTACGTCCCGACACAGGCTGAGGTAGACGGACATGCTAGAATGCGCTCGAAGGGAGCCCAGATCATGCGCCTGGCCCGTTCGGAGCGCCTCAAGCGCCGAGCGGACATGGCGGACGTTGAGAGATGACCGTGACGGGGAACGCTGGGTATCGCTACCTATTAGAAACGATTTACGGCCAGAAGCTCATGGAGAAGCAGATTTCGGCAGAGGTGAGAGTTTTTGTAGACAGCGAGTTGCGTGAACATGCCCTTCCGAAAGCGGGTGAGTATAAACGGAATATTCCTGTTGAGGAACGCGCCAATCTTGTCCGGCTGCGGTTTGGGCTTGATGACGACAGCCCAAAGACTTTTACAGAGATAGCAGAGATATACGGGATTTCGCACAGTCTTCCTTCCCAGTTGATATCTAAGATTCTGCGCGGGTTGCGCCGTCCACGTACAGCCTGGCCGCTCCGTCAATTGATGATTGAGGATGGACTTGGTCTCGACCCTGATGAGCCGATCCCAGGGCCGAAACCCTACTGGTACTATTACGAGGGTAGCTCATGACAATGTCCGCAACCAGCACTGCCGCCAACGGCGCTCGGCCTTCGACTGACTCAGGCGACGAGTCCGCGCCTGCTCCGACGTTCGAGCGCATCAAACAGCTCTCTACGGAGTCCGACACCTCCTTCCGTGCGTTCCACAGCCAGTGCAAGCTGGAAGAGGACTACTACTTTCTCCGCCGTCCCGTTCCTGCTCCCCAGGGCATAGACCCGACCCGGCCCGCCACCGCTCGCGCCATCGTTGACGTGGCCACTGACCACGTCGATGTCAACAACATCACCATCGATATCCCGCTCATGCTCCGCTCCAAGGCCAGGGCCGAGCGCATCAAAAAGCTCTACCTCGGTATCTGGGCCAACATCCGAGAACCCGTGCTGAGAACGGCCGTCAAACATGCCTTCACCTACGGCATTGGGTGGCTGCAACCAATGGTAAAGGCCGATCTGTGGTTCGACGCCCCCAAGATGAGCGACTACGGTGTCACCCTTGAGAACGGCGAGGTCATGCTCGTGCGCGAGCAGCAGTATAAGGAAGACCTCCAGAACTTCATGGAGCGGCGCCGTGTCACCTTCCCCTTCGTCTGCCGGAACGTCAACCCCAGGGAGTTGCGTTGGGACGACTCGGCCACAGGGCCGAACTGGGTCATTCGCAAGGTCCAGTCCAGTCGCGGCGACATCAAACGACGGTTCCCCAACTGGGTCGGCATGGGTTCTCGGCCCGACTCCGACCCTACGACCTGGATAGAGTATTGGGACCACCGCTACTACGCCTATCTGGCCGACAACGAGTTCGTGCAGAAGCCGACCGAGCACGGCTACGGGTTCCTGCCCTTCTTCCCTGTCCGGTCCGCCAGCACGATAGACTGGGACGCCGGCAAGCCGGAAGACCGCTACCAGGGCATCCTGTACCCCGTGCATCAGCTACTCGACTCCGAGGCGAGGCTGGTGACTCAGGTGGAGGCCATCCTGCGGAAGGTGGCATGGGTCACACTCGACATCTATGGTCCCCGCCATAGCGCCCAGCAGGTGGAAGACCAGTATGAGGTGTTCAGCGGCAAGAACATCATCCCGCCCGGCGTCGAGGTCAAGTCGAGCCCTGTGATTCAACTGCCGCCCGACCTCCTCGGCCACCTGGCGAGGATACAGACGATGATCGAGGAAGCGACCTTCCCCAATGTCGTCAGGGGATTGCGCCCCACAGGGGTGTCCACGGGCTTTGGTGTCTCCGTGCTGGCCGGCATGGGTCGGCTGCGCTTCCAGGGAGTGGCTGACGGCATCTCCAGAGCGGTCGAGGCCTGCAACTCCGGCTTCGCACGGATGCTGGAGAACGTCCTTCGGTCCAGCGTCACCGTTCACGCCCGTTCGGAGGTACACAGCTTCGATGAGACCATCAAGCCGTCAGATATCAATGGCTACTACGAGAATATCGTTACATTTAAGGCCGAAGCGCCCGAGGAGAGAGAGAGGGAAGCCCTCCTCGGCCTGCAATTACGTCGCGAAGGTGTTATTTCACTCTATGAGGCCCAGCGTCGTGCCGGGATTGCAAATCCTCTGGACGAGCAGAACCAGATAGCTGCGGAGGAACTGCTGAAGGAGCTCCGGCCCGAGCAGCTAGAGCGGCTGCGTGCGAGGCTTGGGAGCAACCAGCAGGCCCAGCAACAGCAGGCCGGTGGCGGTCCGCCGAATCTCGGCAACCAATTTCTGCCAGGCCAGGGCCAGCTACAACGCCCAGGGGAGAGGAACATCCAGCAGGCACGGGTGTCGGCGCGGGACGGCCAGCCCTCGGTCTTCCCGCGGGGCAATAGCGGGCTGGATATCTTGGGGCGGCAGCTCGGCACGGCGGCAGGCGGTACAGTCGGGCTCCCCACTGGCCAGAGCGTGAGACGATAGCTGCGGTTTGGGGTATTTGACCGTTGTTGCAAGCCGAGAAGGAATACGAGTGCGCGCTGAAGGGCCACATCCCTGAGTATTGGTTGACTCTGACGGCCGGAGATGCCGACACGCAGTTGACGCGCTACGTGTGCGCCCGCTGCAAGAAGACCGTCTATGTGAGCGCTTCGGGCGTCCATGCCCTGGCAGGAGAGGAGTACGGTGGCAAATAACCGACAGCAAGACCTGGTGAACGACCCCGTGGAGATAGCGTTGCAGCGCGTTGAGGACCAGACCGAGGACGTGCTGGAACGCCTTGCTCCCCGAGAATCACGGCTCAGCCCGACAACGCAATGGCTCCATCGGATTGGCCTGCGCGTGAAGGACTTAACAGATAATGGCTGAGGTGCGCTCCGCCGTAAAACCCCTACCGATCTTCGCAGATGAACCAGAGCCTACTGAAGGCCCGCTAGGCCCACAGCCTACTAAAGGCCCAGAGCCTACTAAAGGCCCGCCAGAGACTCCTGAAGATGAGCGAGAGCTTACTTCTTGGGAGATATCGGAGCTAGGACATTTCGAGCGTATAAGACAGGCGATATACGCTCTCGGGTACAGCCCTACTACCCCGTCCTATATTCAACAGGTTCGGACGTATGAGGCCAAGACAGCCGGCAAGCTGATTCCCCTTACTGACGACGATATTAGGACGATCATCTCGGACGCGGTTGGTAACGCAATGGCGTTAGGAGAGATATCTACAGACGCGGAGACTGTTAACCAAGCCTATTTGTACCTCCTGTACCGCCTATTTGAAAAACCGCGGCAGCCCGCCGGGTTGCTGGCCGGCAAAGACGCGGCCGAGAAGGCCGGTGTTGGAGACGTGGTTCCACTCTCACGCCTCAGCCAAAACGAAGCCGCCGCTCTGGTCTGGCCAGGACCGTCTGGCAGCAGCCCGGTTCAACGGGCCCTTGACTCAGGTGTGGTAGTCCGCTGGCCAGAGTTGATTCGGCGCTATCCCGATACCCCGCTCACCATTGATAAAAGCAACCTGGGGCGCGGTCGTGCGGGACAGGCTTTCTTGGCTGCCCGGGATATGGAACAGGCTCCTATTGCTGACAGAGATTATTCTGCCCCGGACATGCAGGCCTGGCTTGGTCAGGTGAGTTTTCTGGAAGCTAGAGCAGCCGAAGGAACATACGCTGGGCGGCCTGCCAATTGGCGACAAGTCGTCACAAACGACATTCAAGCCCGCATCAAAGGCGATGAGGGCGCGATACTTCCAGATATATCTGTCGATAAACAGCCCCCACGGCAGCCCGCGCCCGCAGATACCGAGACGCTGCTTCGTCTCGTGGGGGACAATCCTAGCAAGAAGAAGTTCAAAGAGGCCTACCGGGTTTTACTCAGCAGGCGGGGGATCAACCCTGACGACGTGGACACCCTTGACGAAGATGCGCAGAAGATGATGGACCTTTACGGCAGAGCCTTTGGCACTGCGATGGCAGACATTACCGGCCCGGCTGATGAGGCAGGTGCAGCCGCCCACCGCGCTGCCCTGGATCAGGTTGCGTTGTTCGCGCCCATCCAGGCTTACTCTGCTCTTGGCCGTACCGCTGACCTGCGACGCATAAAGGAGAATACAAAAGCCAAGGAAGATGCCCTGGCCGGTCTTGAGAAGGCTTTTGATAATTGGAAGGCAACACTCTCGCCTGGCTTCGGTACGGCTCCTGCCATCCTCGGCCCTAAAGCCAAGGCCGCTTGGGATAAGGCCCAGGAGGGGTTGAAGGCCTTTATCGTCGAACAGGCGAGGTTTGGGCTCGAGAGATACGACCCTGAATCTGACGATGCGTTCCCCGAGGTGAACGCGATATTCGCCACTATCTTCAGTGATCCTCGTATGCAAACTGCGTTCTCTGCCCGTGACGCGAATGTGTCCCAGGTCATGATCACCAGCATGACCAATGACATTCTGGGCTCCTATTCCACCACGACCGGGATGGACAGGTTCATCAACAATTACATTGCGAACCGCCAACTCGGAGAACCCGACTTCTACCTGACTGAGCAGGGCAAGCAGCTTCTTCGCAGCCAAATAGTCCAGTATGTGGAAGCCTGGGACCCCAAGAGCGGCGAGATACCCCTAACAGGCGAGTCTCTCCTAGAGCAGTTTATCCGCGACCCAGCCTTCGGACAGGCTAGCGCTCGCTTCAAGCTTCGTGGTGAGGCTCAACAATTCGGTGAGTTCGATCTCCGGGAACGCCTGGAGGCTGGTGCCCTCAAGCTTTCTAGCGAAGACTTCGCTGAGACACTCAACCGCATTCGCGAGTCTGACAACGCAGAGATGGTGCTCCAGGACGTGTTCCAGAATCGTCAGCGCTATGAGATGGCCGAGGCCCGCGAGCAGGCCTTCAGAGACCCACAGGGGGTAGTGCAGCAGTACCTTATAGACCAGGGCGTTCTTACCCCAAGTTCCTCCGCTGAGTTCCGGCTACACGTCACCAACGAACTAATCGTCCCTATGGCTGTGGCCCTACAGACGTTTCTTGCGCGTGATCCTGACACTGCCGATGTAAATGATTTCGTGGAGCGGGAGTTCCTAGGGCGTCAGCGTGACCACCTAGTGGACCAGGACGTGTTTGAGGGCAAAGTGCGCTCTTCGGCAGAGAAGCAGCGCCTAGCCGCAATTCCAGGCTCGACGGTTCTTCCATCCACAGTGGAGCGTCGCGATATCCAACCCAGTGTGTTCGACCCGTTCCTCAAGCCGATTCTTGAAGACCCTCAGCAGGACGCCTTTAGTCGCTTTCTGGAGAAACAACTACCTGGAGAGTTAGACCTCTTCGCTCGTGCTGGAGTTCCCCGGCCTGACCCGGAGGAGGCGGCGTCTCTTGCCCTCTTCGCCCGTGAGAGCGGGGCTATCGAAAAGGGACTCCTGGCAGGCCAGCGGAAATACGGCGGCCCAGTCGATGACCAAGGGGTGCCTTGGCCGCCAGAAGGCCCTCCGCTAGAGCCTGCCAAGGGCCCCAGCGTGTCCCGACAAGAGACAGACAGGCGCGCTTGGGCGGCTGCTATGCGTCCGGCTGAGACTGCGGGCGGCTACTTCGAGCGCCGCTTGCCGATACTGCGGAGCGAGTTCGAGGCGTCCCCTGCTGGCGTTCTGGCCGGCCGCGAGCGCCGAGAGGGAGCAGAACTAGAGGCCACGGCAGCAACAGCTCGTGCCGAGACAGAAGCCTGGCAGGCGGCCGCAGATATCAGACAGACAGAGTCAACTCGCCGCCGTAGACTGCGCCGTGGTGGATTCACTCTGTTCCGTAAAGCACGAGCCTAGCCGTGGCGCATAAGCAGACGGCCGCAGGTAAAAGACAGAGTGGTGGATTCCCCCTGTTTCGTAAAGCACGAGAGCGGACAGAGAACAGGGGGGCCAGGCGGGCGAACGCGGCAGCCCGCCGCCGCGCCGTTCCTTCTGTTCGCCCCGCGCCCATGCCACCGCCCAGGGTCCCGCCGCCGGCCTGGGGTACGCCTTTTCCCTTCGGTCGCCCCGTGCCCATGCCACACCCCTTGCTGCGGCCGCCGTTCGCCCAGGGGCCGCGTACAGGCCCCACCATCACGCACCCGAGTATGGAATACATCCCGCCACCAGGGGTCGCCCAGGATCGCTACCTTCGCCCGCTTCGCCCAGAGGTCGCAAACTTCCCCGCAAGCAGAAGGCCGCACGTAAAAGGCAGAGTGGTAGATTCAGCCTGTTTCGTGACGATTGGCGAGAGGCTGAGTATCGAGGACTCGGCCCAAACGGATAAGTCCAGTTCGCAAGAAGCCTATCCCCTTTATGGAGATATCTGATGGCTACAGATGAAATCCGCCGCATAATCGAGGCAGCCAGGCGGCAACGGGAGGCTGCCGGTGGCCCCCCGGTCTCGCCCACTCCCACTCCACGAGCGATAATAGGCCCCGCTCCCTCACCCATTGGACCTATTCCCTCACCCACGCCCACGCCCACGCCCACGCCGGTAGCAGCTACGACACTTGACCCAACCACGTGGCGAGACCCCAGCGCACGGGGGGCACCTTCCCTTCTACAGCAGGCAGGAACATTTGGTGGGCAGTCCCTTGACCTACTAACGGGGACAGGGGAACTCTTTCGGGGCCTTGTCACTTATGGCGTGCCGATTGGCGAGAGGCTGAGTAAAAGGCAGAGTGGTAGATTCAGCCTGTTTCGTGACCTTGTCACTTATGGGGGGAAGCCTGCGCTCGACTTCATCCGCAGGACGCCTTACCTCAATATCCTTGCTCAGGCTGGCCCTAAAGAGGCCCTTGAAGAGAAGCGCGTTCTTGAGGGGTTGGACTTATTTTTCAAACCTGGCCTTCTCAATCGCGGAGAGATGGGCCGCCGGCTACAGATAATGGGCAAAAGAGGGACTGAAGAAGGTTCTGTCCTGGGCCAGCTCCTAGGTCCAGAGCTGGCGTTTCCTACTGGCGCTGTGCGTGTCGGAGCAGGCAAGGTGGTCAAGCACATGCCGCTGCTTGCAGCACTGCCGTTCATGATAAGAAACCAGTTCCTCCGGCCTAAGATTCAGCCTGCCGTTGCCAAAGAGGCAATGGCAGACGCAGTAGCCATTTTGAAGCAAGTGAAGCCTGAACAGGAGGCATTGACCAAGGCGCTGAAAACAGGGGGCGAAGTCAAGGTTGGTCTCCGTGCGCTGGAAGAGGAGAAGTTGCTTGGGCAAGGGCTTTCGCCCCTCGAGGCGTTCGAGGGGTCCCTTAAGGTCCTTGGAGGCAAAGCTGATCGGGGCATCTCGGAAGCTACTTCCAAGAACATACGCCGGATGGGCGACGAGCGCATCGAGCAACTATTCAATATTGTCGATGAGTTCGACTATCGGCCCACCCAGAACCTCAATAACAAAAGGGCGTTCTTTGGCCTCTTTCAGATGGACGAGATACCCACACAGGGACAACTACGCAACCTCTCACGCATCTTTGGTGACGACTTTGTTAACGAGGCAACGCGGCTACGGGGTCTCGGCCCAACTGCTTTCGACACCTTCCTGGACGTAGCGGGTATAAACCGTGCCATGATGACTACCTTAGATATCAGCGCCAGCGTGCGGCAGGCCGGACCACTTGGCATTGGGAATCTCAAGGCGTGGACAAACGCTACTGGTGCGGGCATTAAGGCTGTGTTCAACCCCAAGTACGAACGAGCCATTGTGGACTCCATGCTGGACGATGTGCGTTTTGATGATGTGACTAAGGTGATGGGCGTGGACCTTACCATATTTGGACGAACAGCCACCACGATGGAGGAGTTGGCCGGGTCTCGTTTCGCAGACCTTTTCCCGTTTGTCAGAGGTTCTAAGCGCGGCCACGTCGTGCTCCTGAATAAGCTGCGTTGGGACGTGGCTAGAAAGTGGCGCGACGAGCTTATTGCCTCCGGGTATAGCATGAAGAGCGACGCTCACATATTCCGCAACGCAGGGAAGACCATTAACATCCTCACCGGCCGAGGCCCTGCCCCAGGTGGTAACGCGAGTTTGTCGGCTTTGCTCAACGCCTCTGTCTTCTCATATCGCTTACAAACAGCCCGCATCCTTACCCCGGCCCTTCTGGCCCTGCCTGGTGTTCGGATGCGCGTCGCCAACTCTATGGTTCGCTGGACCGCCCTCGGGCTGACCTCCTTGGCCCTTGCTGATTTAATGTTCGATGAGGTATCTGTAAACTGGAAACACCCATTGTCCTCTAACTGGGGCAAGATACAGATAGGCCCCCTCAAAATCGACCCCTGGGTAGGATTCCAGCAGTACGCTTCCCTCGCCTTTCGCTTAATGCAGGGCGCGGTAAGGACCGAGAAGGGTGTACGCCTGGAACGCGGCCGCCTCCAAGACCGGATGTCTCTCTTAGCAAACTTCGCCTTATACAAAGTATCACCGACGACAGGTTTAGCTCTAATGCTTGGACGCGGCGGGGAGTCTGTCTTCGGCGAGAAGGTGACCCCGAGTGAGGCTGCGCGGATGAACCTCACACCCCTGAACCTTCAGGCGCTACACGACGCATTTGTGGACGCCGCGAGGTACTACGGTTCTGTAGATGCTGGCCTCTTTGCCGGCGCGAGCGCTCTCGTGTTGGAGACCGGCGGAGTTACTGCTAACAGCTACACTGCCTACAGCGCGGCTCTCGACCGAGCCGCGTTCGAGACCGCCGGAGTCAGAGACTACAACGATATTACTGACTTTCAGGTGCAGCAGAAGGTCAAGGAGCACCCTCTTGTGCTAGGGCTTCTCCGGGAGCGCGATGAGAAGCTGGTTGAGCACGGTTCCAGCCCAGGCGATCCTGTGGACATTCGTGTGCGGGACCATTGGAACGACTACGAAGCCTCGAAGCTTCTCATCGAGATGCAGTTTGCCCAGGTGCTCGAAAAGGGCATAACGGGCGAGACCCTGTTACAGAAGGTGAAAGAGTTCAAGCGTGATAGCGCGGCTCAGTTCGACCTGAGCTTCAGCAAGGACGAACGAGACTATATGAAGGAACGGCGCTCACTCAGCCTCCTCAACCGCTACCGCGACGAGTATTGGGCTATTGAGCCTGAGATTTACTATGTGCGGGGGCAGGAGCTAGAGAACCACAATGTCAAGGACGAGGAGCGCCAAAAGGTCTTGCGCCGTGCCGAGGACGCCGGGTTGAATCCTATTGATATCACCACTCGTGGCCCTAAAGACTTCACCTACGATATTGTGAAAGACGCCATCTTGGAATACGACGCTGATATGATAACTCTGCGGCCGCACTTTGATGTGCCGAACCGAGTAATCCAAGACGCAGACCTCCTTGACCTCTACTACGCTGGGGCTGAAGCGATAGACTTGGAACAGCAGGGAGACCCCAGGGCGGACGACTTGAGGCTCGCAAAGAAAATCATAGCCGACATACGGCTGCAGATAAGGCTGAACTCTCCAGTTATTTTCGACGCCGGTGTGAAGTATGGAAAATGGTCCCCCAGACGGTAGCGAGTTGACAAACCAACGTGTCATCTTTAGACTCAGCGAAAAGGAAGCAGACTTGATTGCCATTCTGCGGGACGTGCAATTCGGTAAGTTCGAGGTTGTTATGCAGAATGGGCAGCCTGACCGCGTCACTTGGATAAGGGAGTCGATCAAGCTAGGAAACGGCTCCACGCCTTAACAGTTAAATAGCGACAGCTATCCGAGCAACGGAGGCGACCTTTAGTAATGAGGGTCGCCTTTTTCATTTTATAAAGGAGGCACAGTTGATGCCTGACGAGACCACCCCTTCTGTCGAAGCTCCATCTGGGGCCTTGGCGAGCGGCACCGATGCCGTTTCCGAGGCTCAGAAGAGTATGGATGGTGAGGGGACATCTGTTCCAGCAGCAGCTACGACATCTGACCCAACCAACCAGCGAGTCCAGGCGATAGAGGGCCAGTTAAGAGGGTTGCAGAGTTCTTGGGATAAGACGGCCAAGGCACTTGAAGGAATCACGACCCAGCAAGAAAGTCGTGAGACCGAACAGTGGCTTGAGTCTCAACCCGAGGAGACCAGGCCCGTCTTGCAGTACCTTCATGAGCAGAACCAGAGGCTGAGTCAGCAGATGAGTGAGCTTCGGGACATCGTGCAGACTCAGCAAGGGTCAGCAACGCCGCAGGTGAGTGACCAAGCCAAGGAATTCGTGCGGGGCTATCAGCTAAACCCTGACGACCCGCGCATCGACTACGCGGCTTACAACCTCGGCACCGACGAAGGGACGCGAGCGTTCATGGACAGTATCTACGCTGCTAAAGGTTCACCGGCAGCGGCGCAGACTGTTGCTGCCGCAACGGGTACGCCTGAAGCGCCACCGCGCCCACCTTCACCGAATGATGGGCCGCCCGCACAGGGTGGCCTCGGTACAGAAGACGAAATCATGCAATGGGGCATCCGTACCGGCAACTGGAGGGAGATGAAAGATAAGTTGCGGGAGATAGGATCGTCCCTAGGGAGTTAAACAACTATGGCGATTGGAGTGACCTACACCGACACGAGTTCTCTGACCACTGGTCAGAAGATTCTCATTGCGGGCGCGGGTATGGCCTTTGAGCCCGCCGCCCCTGACCCAGACCTGGTTCGCACGGCGACCCTGCCAGAGGGTCACAAGCAGTACAGTTCAGGCATCTTCGCCCGTCTGGCACAGGCGAGTGCTGTCCAAGAGAGCGTGGATTTCATCCAGGCCGAGCAGTTGCGGACCAACTACATCACCATTGACCCCAGCGAACACGGTATCCAGGTGACGATTTCCAACCGTGAGCGCCGGCGCCAGGGTGATGCGAATGTTGCGTCCGTGGCGGGTGAGCAGATGGGCGGTTCGTTGCGACGGCGTGAGGCCAATGACATCATTGCGCTCTACGACACGTTCACCAAGAGCGTAGGTGGAGCGAGCGCCACGCTCGACATCACGACCTTCCGTGGCGACGTGGCCTACTTGCTGACCGACAACGACAGCGCCTACGGCCCTGCGCCGATGCCGTTGCACGCTGCGCTGCACATCGAGCAGATTTCCGACATCATCCTCGACATCACCGACCCTGGCACCGCTCCCGCCAATAGGCCGACTGGTCCGTTCTCCGAGATGATAAAGGGCTGGTGGAGAGGCAACGACCGCCTCTACGGCGTAGCGATCTGGCATAGCGGGAACATCGCCAGAAACTCAGGCGACGACGCAAAGGGTGCCTTAAAGCACCAGAACTCGCTGGTTCTCGTTGAGGAAGGCACGGCCGAGGCTGTAGACGAGATGGACAACTCTTCCCGCCTGACCGAGTTTGGGCTGTGGAAGTCCTGGGGCGAGGCGCTCCAGATCGACCCGCACGGCACCGAGATCCATTCCGATGCATCCGCGACTGTCTGATGGTATTGCGTGAGCGTGTCGGGTCGCCTGAGCTTGCCGGGGTCAACGTCGATGATGTCCAGACCTGGCAGGATGCGCATGGCACGTGGTCGCGGAGGACCATCCATGACAACACCGTCCGGTTGTGGGACAACCTTGAAGAGCACTATACAGAGCCGTTGGCGCGGGACGTGGCGAATGGGGCGTACCTTCATATGGTCTGCCTCTACTGCTCCGCGTGCAAGGCGACAGAGACGAGAGACGGCGCTGTTGAGAGGCACATCGAGCGGACCTTGCAATCGGTCGAGGACCACGAGGGTGCTGAACTTCAGTCCTTTGTGCGAGAGGGACATGCAGGAAACATCTGTAGCGGCTGCGGTGGCGAGTTCCTGCTGCGTAAGAAGCAGGGCGAAAAGCATCTGGCCAGCTACACGCGAGAGGTGGGGGACGCCCATCAGAACGCAGTCGAGAAACGAATCATGAGGTACAGCCTGGGGCCGAGTGCGGCAGCACCCGCTGGAGTCGAACCTAGCGAGGCTGCTCCTAGAGAGCTCCAGGAGTCGAGGATGCCGCGACAGGCTTCCGGTAAGCGAAGGCGCGGCAAGAGGGGTGGAAGGCGACACTGATGACGATGGCCCGAACTGCCTTGAGGCGTCGAATTGACCCGGAGGCGCTAGCGCGCTTTCGGCAGACTGGTTGGGCGAACATAAGGCGTGAGCTGAGAGATGCCTTCGGTGTTGCCGAAGCTGACCTTAGCGAGCCCGAATGGGAAGTTCCAGGTCAGGCGTACTTCTGGCAGGAGTCCACACTTAGACAAGTTGTGGAAGGGCCAAAGGGCCGTGAGTGGAAAGAGACTCCCACTGGATGGGAGCGCATCGGTCCGCTGACCTGCGATAGTGCGGGTCAAGTCGCCAGCTACCTGCAAAGGGGGCTCCGTTTTCGTCCGCCCACTGGAGACAGCGAGAGCGTTGATGAAGCGTCAGAGACTCGCCTCGCAGCCTCGGCCCCAAGCCGTACCTTTGTTTGCAAGCACGGTGCGGGAGACAAGGACAACAGGCTCTTCCCGACGTGGAAGGGCTACCTTCGTCATTGCGTGCATTTTAACGAGCCGCTTCAGGAGAAGCCGCCCGATGAGGTGCTTGAAATGGCAGCGGGGTATAAGTGGTTTTGTTTCCTGCACGATGTTGGGTTCAATGAGAGCCAGCACCGTGCGATGGAACAGCACATGAGGATAAGGAAGATACAGGCCGCGGGGCACCCCGCGCTGTTTCAGAAACCAGATGGGAAGAAGACATTGGCGACGCTGCCTGTAAAAGAGGCAAGGGGGGCTATGACTGCCAGCCGAGGCCCCAACAAATCATCGGCGGGTAACGGGACCTAAGAGCCCGCAACCAAAGGAGACAACAATGCCGAATAACCATACCGTAAACCTTCGTTACGGGGCAGAGAAAGTGGTTACCTCTGCCAAGTTTCGTCAACTTGGAACACGTGGCGTCACGCCTGATAACCGTGTGTTCTACTACTGCCAGGCTGGTGGAACGGCCCTTATGGCGAACACGCTAACTCAGGCCAAGGCCACCGAGTCTCAGGCCAACCTGAACCTGACCCCCTCGACCTCGACGGGCGACTGGTCGGGCACCAACATCCCAACCGGCTCCGCCAGCATTGGAGTCGTGTGGGTGACAAACCACGCTTCGGGCGAGTTCAACGACGGCTACATGACCGTCGAGACCACCCCTGGAACAGGGACATACCGAATCGCCTCCGATGGTGATACCGCCACGGGTTCCTCTAACACTGTGAACATCATCCGGCTGCACCCCGACGACACTATCCAGTCGGCAGCTCTGACCACGGTGAGCAAGCTGGCTTTCCATCACAACCCCTACGCATCGGTGATCGTGGCGCCGACAACGCTGACAAACATCATTGTTGGCGTGCCGAATGTTACTGTCGCCCTCGACAACTACTTCTGGATTCAGACTTATGGAGAGGCGGCCGTTCGGTATAATGCCCTCGTTGCAGCGGTTGTTGGGGAAGGAGTGCTCGGTGGGGTAGGCGCGACAGCCGGAGACGTGGTCGGTCAGCCCAAGACCACCAACACGGTTGCATCGGTTGATTACGGCGCGACGGCCACTGGAGTTCCTGCGCTCAACTCGCGGCCGGTGATCGGCCACGCGATGGATGGCATTCCTGGCGACGGGGACTTGCTGAAGGTGATGCTGACCATCCGCAGCTAGACCCGTTGGTGGTGAGAGACAGAGATCTCTAAACCTAAGTATCTCAGGCAGGGCTTCGTCATTGGCAACCCGCTGGTGACGTTAGCCCTGCCCGTGTTGAACGAAGAACGTCATCTGGCTGGAGGATGAATGTTTACCGAGATAGAGCGAACAATTTTCGTAGACCTGGATGCTGAGGGCGAAGAGGTGCAGCGCATCGTGTTCCAGCCACACGACGGGATGGTTCCCACGCTATCCGCGAATTATTTACCTGGCTGGCTTAACGAGCTAGAGGCGAACAGGTTGCTTCAGCAGCAGAACCAAGAGGTGACCCTTGGGTAGGCGCATCTGTCTCGTCGGATTCTCTGACATCAATCGTATGTGGGCTATGAAACAACCCAAGGCGGTTGAGCTTTGGGGATTGAACGAGGTCCATAATTGCGCCGCACGGCTTCAGCACACCGACGAACTAGGGCGTGTGACGCAGACACGTTGTCGCTGCTACAATCCACATCAGTGTACATGCGAGAGCCACAAGCATAGCTTCATGCCGAGGTACGACCGTTGGTTCCAACTCCATCCCAAGGCTTGGAAAGAAGAGAAGCGCCTCAAGGCGCTCAAGGAAGATGGCCTAACGCTACACCCACGGGATCGTGGCGTGTTCGGGCGTAACGAGTCCCACTTAAAGTTCCTGCGAGAATGCGATGTGGCTGTCTACGGCCAACGGAAGTGGGCAGATATCCCGAACTCAGTGCGTTACCCGTTTGGTGCGATTCAGGAGTTGTACGGCCAGCGTCGCGGTAGCAAGAAGTGGCTCTACTCGACATCGACACCGGCCTACATGATAGCGCTAGCCCTTTACGAGCATCACCAAGGGGATACCGTAGACGAGATACGGATAGCGGGCATTGAACTTGCGGTAGGCACCGAATACTTCTGGCAACGCCCGTGCATGGAGTTCTACATGGGCATCGCGATTGGCTACGGGATAAAGGTCACCACGCCACCACAGGGTTCGTCTATGCTGGCAGCACCGAGATATATCCTTGATGAGCCGATCCCAGGGCCGAAAGACTACAAGCACGAGTCCTTCCCGCTCTCATTGCCAACAGACCGACAGATAGTCAAACACGGGCTGCCTCAAGCTGCAATGGACGATGGTGCGGCCAAGGAGTTGCTAAGTGTCCGTTGAACTCCTAGATTACCCGAAAGCCGCCCTCAAAATGGTGGTCAATACGGGATATGAGCGGACGTGGCGCATCAATTCCTGTTTCAAGGAACCCCATACCGTGCGTTGGCTTGACGAGTACATCGAGGAAGGCGACGTGTTCTACGATGTGGGCGCTAATGTTGGGGCTTATTCCCTGATCGCAGCGCACCTTGGAGCTCAGGTCTACGCATTTGAGCCCGAAGCTATGAACTACGGGCGGCTGGTCCAGAATGTGGGTCTGAACAAGCTCGAGGAGAAGATCAAGGCGCTACCGCTGGCTTTATGGGACCGCCATCGCATTGAGACGATGTACGGCACTGTTTTTACATGTGGCGCTGCCAGTCACAAGTTCGAGCAGAATGGGACTCAGTCTCTCCAGCAAGCTGTGTTCACCGTCCAGATGGACGATCTGACGATGCACCATATCCCTCTGCCGAACATCGTCAAGATTGACGTGGACGGCTACGAAGAACGAGTGGTGAACGGCGCAGTGTTCGCATTGGCCAACCTCCAGCTAAAGACACTCATGGTTGAGGTGGACTACATCAATGAGAGGTCAGCCCAACATGTGCTGGGGTCGGTGCGATCAGCAGGCTTGACCGAGTACCATTCGCACCAACACACCGAGACGCTGATAACCCACTTCTTCGCACGCGGGCGGAAGGGCTGACCATGCGAGAACTCGTGATCGACGGCCAGCGCATCGCTGACGATACTCCCCCGTACATCGTGGCAGAGATTGGGCACAATCACGGTGGCTCATTGGACCGTGCTAAGGAGATGGTGCGCACTGCAAAAGATGCTGGGGCGAGTAGCATAAAGGTGCAGACTCGTCACCCCAGGGAGGTGTACGCGCCTACAGACGAGGCTGGCGGCTACTTCTATGTGTCTCGCAACAAGCAGTGGATGGACGCGGTATACGGCAAGCACCGCGAGAAGCTAGAGTTCACCGTCGAGCAACACGCTGACCTGTTCGACTATTGTCGGGAGGTGGGCATAACAGCTTTCTCGACACCCTTCGACAAGTCCAGCGCGGACTTGCTGCACAGTCTCGATGTTCCAGCGTTCAAGGTGGCCAGCGGGGACGCCACCAACATCCCGCTCATCCAGTACATTGCGTCCAAGGGCAAGCCGATGATCGTGTCCACTGGCGGATGCACCTTCGGTGACGTGAACCGCATCTACGAGGCCCTGGAGCACCATACGGCGGGCTTTGCGCTCCTCCAGTGTTCCTGTATCTATCCTGCCACGAGCGACATCCTCAACCTGAACATCATCCCGAAGTACCGAGCGTGCTTCCCTGGCCAGGTAGTCGGCCTGTCCACGCACCATCCTCGGTGGGAGCCATCGTTGGCCGCCTATGTGCTCGGTGCCCGCATCATCGAGCACCACTACACCAACGACCGCTCGTGGAAGGGGACAGACAACAACTTCTCGCTGACGCCATCTATGCTGCGTGAGTTGGTCGATGCCTGCGAGGCCATACGCGACACAGGCGGCGATGGCTTCAAGCAGGTTGACCCGCGAGAGGAGTCCTACGCCACGGAGCGCCAGAAGTCGCTCTACTGGGCGCGGGACTTGGCCGAGGGCGACACCATTGCCGAGGACGACGTTGCTATCATGTGTCCAGGTGGTGGCATCCCGCCGTATGAGATAGGCAACGTCGTAGGCCATGCCGTAGACCGCGTCTGTTTGCACGGTGAACGCATTACGGACCAGGACATTGTGACTATCCAGACCGAGGCCGAGTATGCCATTAGCTAAGGGTAAGGGGAAGAAGGCAATCAGCAAGAACATCCGTGAGTTGAAGCGCAGTGGCCGACTACAGAAGCAGGCTGTCGCAATAGCTCTCAAGAAGGCCGGGAAGTCGAAGAAGAAGTGATTCCCCACGACGCATACCATCCCTCGTTCGTCCCCCTGCTGGATGCCATTCCAGAGCGGGGCTTGCTCTCGCCGTGGGCGTATGTCGAACATTGGGTTGGGGACATGGCCCATCAGCATCTCGTGGGTGACGGCCTGGAGAACGACATCGCTGTGGGGTGGACTAGCCTAGAGGGCGTTGCTGACACCCTTGCGGACTCAGTTCTCAAGTGCAGCAACGAGCGCCACCAGGCCCCACATCACCCCGAGGAGGCTGAGAAGGCGTACAAGTCTGCCCTTGACCAGCTCACTCAGGGCTGGTTCGACCGAGAGCGGGTCTTCCAGGTCTGGCTACGGCAGATGTATAACAAGTGGGGCGGACACATGCCGGCTGCGGTGATTATCCCCACCGGGACCGAAGTCACACGCTGGCAACTCATGATGCCGGACCATCGGGGAGACCCCCTGTTCTACGACGTGGGGAATCACACCATCGAAGCGCCGACTCCGCAAGACATGAAGGCCCGCTACGATGCCGACAGGGGCCTCTGGCACGTCCACAAGCCGTGGAGCCCTGACCGCCGGATGGCGAGCTTACACGCGAGAGGGAGGTGAACGCAATCCCTATCCACACGAAGGCCGAGCGCAAGAAAAAGGGCCTCAAACGAGGCAAGGGCGGGAAAATCACGAAGTTGCGCAAGTCCAAGAAGTAGCTTATACTGCCGCTACAACTTCAGACACGCCTCTCATGATGATGATGAATAAACGGAGGTGCCCTAATGCCCAACCAAACGGGCTATGTTGATGTGACGAAGACCGGCGATACCGCAGGCGGTCTTGGAACGATAGTTGTAGGCACCACCCAGGCCGTCCTCAAGTGTGAGGACAATGCGCTCCGGTGGCGTGCCGATGGCACTGCCCCCACCAACGATGTCGGGAAACTAATGCACCCCGGTGACGAGTTGCTGCTTGTCGGCAATGACTACGGCGATTTCCTCCGAGCGTTCTCTTTCATCAACGACGCTGATGGGTCTAATGCGCGGATTCAAGGGCCGTTGATGGATGGGTTCGACCGGGCATAGGGGGCTGACATGAAAACCTTCGTCACTCCTGCCTTCTACAACGCCGGGACAACTTGGCGCTTGCGTGTGGAGCAGGCGATTGACCTCAATGGTGTTGGGACTATCCTCAAAGTCGGCAATGCAACTTCCAGTTGGACGGCTGGCAGCCTCACCGTTGACCATTCCTCGGCCACGTCCGTGACCGCCTCTACCACCGGCGGCGGGAATGACGCTCAGTTTGTCGCAAAGACCCCAGCATCTAGCACTGGTGGCAACTATGTCCTTTTCCAGCAGGGCGATGGTTCGGGCAGTCCGAACAATATGCTCTACTTGCTAGGCTATACGGCCGACGGCCCTTACTTCAGGCTACAGAGTAGAGACTTCGATGGTGATGAGGGTAATTCCGATGTCTTTCGCGTAACTGACGGCACTGACGACGTGGCGTTTCTGGGTGGTGTCGGCGTCGGTGCAGGCACGGCTCCGACCAGCGGCCTTGACCTAAACTCCACCCCGCTGGCAAACGTGGGCAACGCGGGGTCAGACTGGTCAGCCGGTAGCCTCACGGTAGACCATACCTCGGAAGTGGTCGTAACTGTTTCGACAACTGCCGGTGGAAACGACGCTAGACTTGTCTTAAAAA